CGGATGGTTTTGAGAAGATTTTGCACGCAGGTCTGTGGCCTGCCGTTGCCGCTTGCTTTCATGGGATCACCTCGCTTTACTTGACCGTCAGTTGTGTGTTGTTTGGTTTGTGCGCTGCTTTGTCGGAGCTTGATGCCCCGACGTTGACCGCGCTCAGCCTCGGGCCGGTGCCGCCGGAGACGCCCGCCGGAGAGTTGCCGGATCCGCTGCCGGATCCCGCCTTCTTGCTGCTTGCCTCCTCTGCGTACTCGGTGAGGGTGATGGCGATCTTGCCCTTCAGGATCCTGCCGAAGTCGTCGAGCGTTGTGTCACTCAGGGTGACGGCGGTGAGCTGAAGGTTGGCAGGGCCGAAGCGCCTGCCGGCCAGATGGAACGGCGCATACTGTCCCACCAGAGCCGTCCACGAGTCGAACTCACTGCGAGGGTCGCAGCCGGCGACCGTTGCGAGATCGAAGTCGAAGTTAAATGTCTGAAGTTTGAGGGCCTTGGTCTTTGTGGCAGGAGAGCCAGCCTTGTCGTCGGTGTTCTCGGTGTCGAGCTCGACGGTGGCCGAGACGCCATTGAGCGCCGCGACCTTTCGGCTGGAGACCTCCCACGTCTTACCGGCCCACGATGCCATGACGGCCATGTGCTCGCCTCCTTAGTGCGGGCCACTGGTCTCGCCGTGGACGCCTGTGTGGGTGTGACTCTTGAGGCTCACGCCGGTCGCAGTCACGTCCCCTTCTGTGACGGTGACGCTGCCCTTGATGACCTCGATGTCACCCGGGACGGTGCCGTCCCATTCCCCGTCCATGCGGGCGAGGATGATGCCGGTGCCGTCCTCAAACATGGCGTAGGCGACCTCGTCGTCGGGCTTCAGGTTTCCCATCTTGCCTCGCAGCCACCACGGGATCGTGAGCGGCCGTGTGACCATGCCGTCGGCTGTGCATGGCAGCACTCTGGCGGTGGTCTTGTCGCCGTTTCGGTCGGTCTTTCCTTCCACGGAGGAGATCGTGCCCTTCTGGATCATTTGATTGTTGCTGTTCATCAGTAGCCCTCCAGTGGTTTGCGGAGGTACAGCTTGCTCCGCGTCTTGACGTAGTCGTGCCGGATCCGGCTGATGAAGGCCGGGCCGTCCCACGACTTCACGCCCTCGGTCGCCAGAGTGACGACGGAGCCCGCTGCATAGTCGCGCAGCAGCGCCCCCGTCCAGAGAGTGCCGACCGTGGCGCCTTTGTTGGCGTCCCGGAGGATCCCCTTGGCGAAGCGATCGGCCTCTGACTGATCGCTCATGCGCAGCGGGAGGACTTTGCGGAGCTTTTTGTCGCCGCCTGCCGGCGCTGAGAAGCTGCCGGTCAGGCCCCCGTTGACTGCTTCGGCTGATCCGTAGGCGTTGGCGCCTTCGTCTCTGTACTCGAAGTTGCTGGCGGGCGTGATGGTGATGGTGTCGGCCGGCGTCTGTCCTTCCATGTATGCCTCGTCGTAGACCACCAGCTTGCCGTCATAGACCAAAAACGCCGCGCCCTCGAGGGTGCAGCGGTTTTGAAAGAAGGCGAAGTCGGGGAGGTTGTTCTGCTCGACGTAGTCATAGGTCTGGTCGGTGACGCCGTAGGTCTCGAGGGTGAGGCCGTGCCGGTCGGCGATCTCCTGCGCCAGTTGCAGGAACTTGACCTTCTCCCACGCCTTGCTCCGCTTGTCTTTCGCGGACTGTGGCATGGAATAGGCCCGCAGGGTCACGATGCCGGACTCGGGCACGACGCTCTCCACGAACATTTTGCCGGTTTTGGCGGCCCCGTCCTCGACGGCTATGATGTCGCCCTTCTTCGGGCTCCAGATGTCCCATAGCTGCCGGGTGTCGTTGAGTTTCAGCAGCAGCTCGTCGCTCTGCTTCTCGGCGTACATATCATGGAAGCAGCGGTGGACGCTGATCTCCGGGTAAATGTCGACGCCTTCGTATAGGATCTTCACGGGGCTCACCTCCTCCACGGAGGCAGCGTATCGGGTGTGGTGACAGCTTCCACGATGGGGATCTGCACCAGCTCGCCGCCCTCAAAAATCAGGACATCGCTGAGGTCAGGGTTGGCGGCGATGATCGTGCTCGCCATTCGTTCTTCGTTGTACGCAGCGAGCGCGATGCTGTCAAACGTGTCGCCGCCCTGCGCTGTGTACTCAATAAAGCCGACTGTCTGCTGTGACATAGGTGCCGCCCTCCCTTCTGTTGAGAGCCTCGAGGACGAAGTCGACAAACTCCGGCTCCAGCTCGCGCAGTTTGCGGATCAGGGCGTCCTCGTCGGTGTCGCCTTCGATCTTGATCTGCGGGGAGAAGGACAGCCCGCTCAGGTCGTAGACCACGGACGTGCCGGAGCCGCCGCTCAGCAGCTCGTAGTCGCTCTCGTTGGATGCGCCGAGCATCTGCCCGGCTCTCGCCCAGTAGGCGAGGTTTTCGCTGCGGTATGCAGGGTTGAAGCTGATGACCGCCTCTGTTGGGTAGCGAGGATCCTCGCCGGCCAGAGAGGGGCCGCTTGTGAAGCCGCCGGTCGCGTAGCCTTCAGGGGCCGAGCCGCCGCCGGTGAACAGTCCGACCACCCACCCGAGGCCGTCAGCGACCCATCCGACCACCTTGGAGATCCAGCCGACGATCGTGGCAAGGACGTCCGCGATGGGTTGCAGGATGCTGAGGATCGGGGTCAGGATCGGCACGAGCGCCTGAAGGATAGCCATCAGGGGAGGCAGCAGAGCCTCGACGATAGACATCAGCGGTGGCAGCAGCGGCATGACCACGTCGTTGACCAGTTGGAGTGCGAGCTCCAGCAGCGGCGTGATGACCGGCAGCAGACTGGTGATGAGCTGAGTCAGTACCGGCAGGACGGCCGAGATGATCTGCGTCAGCATCGGCAGGATCGTGGCGAGGATGCTCGCGATGGGCGGTAGGATGGCCTGCACGATCTCCATCAGGGGCGGGAGTAGTTGCTGCGCCAGATCCAGCAGCGGTGGCAGCAGAGAGCTGATGAGCTGCGTCAGGATCGGCAGGAGACTCGTCGCCAGTTTTGCCACCAGCGGGAGCACCTCTTTCAGCGCGTCGCCCATTCCCAGTAGGAACTCCTGAATGAACGGCATACACTCGTTGAGGGTGTCGGTGATGACCGGCGTGATCGACTCGAAGGTCTCGGTCAGGATCGGCGCCAGTGCGGTCAGTGTGTTGGCGATCATGGACGCCATCGGCAGCAGCGTCACCTCTGCGGATCTCTTGATCTGCTCGAAGGCGCTGCCGAGGTCGTTGTACTTCACGTCGTTGATCTGTGCGAGCGCTGCCGCGCCGTCATAGGCTGCGGTCTCGATGTTCGCCAGTACCGGCAGCACGCCGGCCTCCAGATCCTCGAACTGCGTGCCGAACAGAGCGACGCCGATCTGATTTCTCTGAAGTGGATCCTCGAGTGCGTTGAGAGCCTCCACGGTGTCGAAAAACGCCGCCTCTGCGGTGTCCCCGCCGGCGGCAAATGCCTCGAACATGGCGTCAGCGTTCAGGCCGAGGCCCGCGAAGGCTTCGCGGCTGCTGTCGCTTCCGTCTTTGGCTCTGATGTTGAACTCCTTCACAGCGTCGCCGATCTTGTCGATGCTGAACAGGCCAGCGTCGGCGCCTTCGATCAGGGAGCTCATAAACTGGTCGGCACTTAGGCCGAGGGCGGCATATTGCCCGCTGTACTCATTGAGAGTGTCCAGCAGGTCGCCGTTTTTGTCGGCGCCATTCTGTGCGCCGGTCGCGATCAGGCCGTAGGCTTCCTCGGCGCTGATGTTGAAGTTTTTCATCAGGGCCGACGCTGCTCTGGCGCTCTCGCTGATGTCGTAGTCGAAGGTATCACGCAGCACGAAGCCGGCTGCGGTTGCCTGCTCCAGAGCCTCGCCGGTCAGATCGCTGGCCTTTTTCGTGGCTGCCAGACCGTCTGCGACGTCTTGGAAGTCATCGCCGAGGCCCTTGGCGTAGACGCCCTTGACAGCGTCGCCCAGCGCCTCCAGCTCTGCGCCGGTCGCGCCTGTGGAGGCCGAGAGGTCGTTCATGGTGGTGTTGAAGTCGTTGCCGAGCTCCGCGAGGTACTTGCCCGCCTCGACGACCGCCTTGCCGGTCGCCACGGCGACGCCTCCCATCGCTGCACCGACGCCCACGGCCTTCCAGTTGACCTTCTCGAGGTGTCCGGCGACGTCCTCCATCGCTTTCCCCAGTGAGGGGTCGATGGTGCCGGCGAAGCTCACGACGGCCTGAAGGACTTTATTTTTTCCGGCCATGTGTGTCACCTCCTTCGGATTTTCCGGCCCTTATAATTGGGGATCTGGTGCCGTTTGGCGGCCTTGGCTTGTTCTTCCTTGGCCTCCTCGACGGCCTCCCCGTATTCCGTCAGGAAGTCGGTCAGGCGTTTTCCTTCGAGGTCTCTCCGGGAAGTGTGGAAGGCTCGCCCGTAGTCTCGGAGGGCTCGTCGGAGCTGCTTTCCTCGGAGGTTTCCACCGACCTCGAAGTAGTAAAATTTCGGCCGATCCTCATGAGTGCAGTGACGTCAGGGCCGGTCAGGCGCTCGAGGTCATTGACGTCGATCTCGGGATTGACTGCGATGACTGCCATCATGCCGAGGTAGATGTGCAGCGTGTAGTCCAGCTCGAAGGCGCCGGCGCTGCCGCCTGCCTTGCCCGTGGTGGCCTTCAGCTTTCTGGCCTCAGCTTCGGCGAACATGGCGACGGTGATCGCGCCGGTGTCATAGGTCAGCTCTTTGACCTTCTTGCCGTTGACGGTGAGAGGGGTGCCGAGTTTCAGCTTTTCCATGTGTGTTGTCTCCTTTCAAAAAATGAAGCGCCGCCCCGGTGATGGAGCGGCGCCTCGAGTGTTAAAGCAGGCTGCGGATGGTCTTGCAGTAGTCCACGCCGTCGATGCGCATGATCTGGTTGAGCTGGTCGATCAGCCAGAACTCAGCCCCGTCGACGAAAAGCTGGTAGCGGCTCACTGCGAAGGTGAGCTCGTTCTCGCTTGCGGCGCCGGGATCCACGGACAGGCCGGGGATCGTCTTAGGCATGGCGCGGATGAACGCCTTGCAGCCTTCGGTCTTGGTGGAGCCGTCGGAGGTCTTGACGTCCTGCGCCCATCTAAACTCGATGGTTTTGCTCTCGAGCTTCACGAGAGTACGCAGGCCGAGGTCGATGCCGATCTTGGTGATCGCCGCCTCC